AGATCCCACTGAGCTGGCGGTGATCTTCGGAGTATCCGATATCACCGTCCGCAAGTGGATCAAGTCCGGCAAGTGGGACGAGATGTTCAAGGAAGAGCGTAAGCTTGACCATGAGATCAGCTTAGCCCGCAAGAAGGCTCTCATCCAGGCACTTCGTGAGTATGCCAAGAACCCGGCAGACACCGCTCTGCAAAGCCTTGTAAGCCTGATCAAGCAGAACCAGAAAGACTCTGAGCCTGCCAAGGAACTGAACGACTATATCGTGCGCTTCCTGGATCAGGTGACCGACTTTATGATTGAGAAAGGGCATGAGACTATGCTCAAACAGTTCCAAAGCATAGTATTAGACCTTGCTGAGTACCTAAGAGTTAGAAATGGATAATATTACAGCCACGGACATGGTTGCCTCCAAGCCAGACCTGCCTACCCTCCAAACCCTCCAAGCCTACAGATCAAGCGGAGCCGTCGCCTCCGGCTCCGCTGATCCTTCCGGACCCTAAGTTATGTCTAAGAAGTTCATTCAGCGACATAACAAGGCACTGGCGGAGATCGCATCCAAAACGATCTCCGTCTTGCCTTTTATAGACGATAATCCTGAAGCAAAGACCGACAGGATCAGGAGAACTAATGGAGAAGGATGGGATGCCTTCTCGTTCTTCTGCCATACTTATTTCCCGCACATCTTCCCACTACCTTTTTGCCCAGCTCATAGGACCATGTTCGAGGAGACTGACAAGGGCTCAGGCATCATCGGAATCACAGGTTTTCGTGGGTTGGGCAAAACGGTACTCATGGGAGTTGTCTATCCCATCTGGAGGATCATCAATGGTGAACGCTACGTGATCCATACTGCTGCAGACGTAGATCTGGCACAGGAACGCACAGCATTCACTTTACATGAGCTTCAGAACAACAAGCGGCTAACGATGGACTATCCGGAGTTACAGCCTGTGGATGCCTTCGATCTCGACTTCTATCTCAAAAATAAAGCGAGGATCAGAGCCAGGAGTATCAAGCAGAGTCACCGTGGAACTATCAATCCCAAGACTGCTAAGCGGCCCGGACTGATTGTCTGTGATGATATCGACAAAGAAGAGAATATGGGTAATCAGTCCATAGGCAAGAGACGCATGGAGAAGATCACCCAGGAGATTGCCGGAGCTCTCTCTCCGGAGGGAAATGGCAAGATCGTATGGCTCGGTAACCTGGTACACCCTAACTACTCAATCTGCCAGTTTCAGGAGCTCATATTGGGCGATTTACGGGCAGATAATCCAGAATTAGACGTTACCTACCAGATTGCATTAAAAACCCACCAAAAGGCGATATTGCGCTTCTCTCTCGAAGATATGAAGGGCAAGTCCATCTGGGAGGAGCAGTACCCCACTGCCACTTTACCAAACCTGAGAGCCAAGTTCGGGCATACCGGTTATCAACGAGAGATGCTTGGACAGCCGGTAATCGAAGGGAACATCTTCAAGAATCACTGGTTCACCAAGTATAGAACCCTACCGGAACCATCACAGATGAAGCGAGTCTGGCTCTATGCCGATCCTGCCTGGGGCGAGAAGGGCTGTTTCAAAGCTGTTATCTCAATAGGCTATGATGGTAATCGCTTCTATGTGATACACGTCTGGATACGGCAGACAGAGAACACCAAGTTCTTCAGATACTACTATGATGCCTATCAGGAACTGGATCGAATCTACAGGGTGAAAGCCCGGGCTGCTTGTGAAACCACTTATGGTCAGGCACGTATCCTTGCTGACTTCGATCGGTGGGCTAACGATAACCATCTGCCACCGATAAGCCATAGAATCAAGCGTATTGATAATAAAGACAACAAGAACCTTCGCATCGAGAGAACCGAGACCATTATCGAGACAGCCAAGATACTCTTTCCAGAAGGTCAAGATACACCAACCCTTATCAGTCAGTTCCTTACTTATCCTGATGGCTATATCGATGGCTGTGATGCTCTGGCTGGCTGTCTGGAACGCTTCTCGGAATACGATATTGGTAGGAACAGAGTCAAAGTCCGAAGGCTTGTGCCAGCGTAGGCTGGTATCCAGTTATGACATACTATGATAAGCTTATGCTTGAATACTACAGGGTTCTGAATAATGCCTGGAAGACTGAGATCAGAGATGCTACCCGGCTTGCCATCCAGATGCTTAGTGATATGCCACGAGCCGAGAAGCTTAACAAGGACTCCATTGATAAGCTTATGGGCATCATCAATACACAGTTGGGAGATGACTTCGCAGCACTGGTCAATGAGCCCACCAAGGCGATAATAGACCGCTGTGTGCGACTAGGACTGAGGGACACCCAAGTGCAAGCTCCAACCAAGACCAGCATCGGGCTCTGGGGCATTGAAGATCAGCATCTCTCCTCCACTATCCAGAAGCAGCAGTTGTTCTGGATCGGGAATCACTTTGAAGCCGATGTTCGCCAGAGCTTCGCAGATGTGCTATCCACAGCCATTGAGCAGGGCTATACCAAAGAGATGCTTGCAGATACTCTCAAAGATCAGTTCAATGACCTTGCCAACCGTTCTTCAAACTACTGGCAGGGACTGGCCGAGCATACTGCACTCCGGATACGTGAGTTCGGAAGACTGCAAGGCTACAAGAAAGCCAAAGCCAGATACTACAAGCTAGTGGTGATCTTGGATGACCGCACCAGTGATATCTGTCGGGCTCTGGCTGCCCAAGATAAGATCTATCCTCTAAACAATGCCCTCGAAGTGATGGATAATCTCATGGCTCTGGATACCAAGTCCAACAGCCTGGATGATGCCAGAGACTACATCAAAGCACTAGCGCCATGGATCAAAGACGATCAGATTGAATACGACTCAGAGATGAACCCGGTAGGCGTCTCCGGATCGCATACTCCGTTCCCACCTTTCCATTGGAAATGTAGGACCACGACGATGCTGATTTAACTGACTATAAAGACATGTCTAGTTCTCGACAAGTAGTATTGAAGCCCCATTTCTTTGAAAAGTCTCTTGATTACCAGATGAATATGTTAGTGTTAGAGATGATATTTTTACTGATCTAGATGTTGAGTTATAGAACCCGTCCCAATTACCTGAATCGACTGTTCCTGGTTCAATAAATCCCGTTGCCTTGCATCTTAGTGATGTATAATTACCGATCTCACTCGAAACAAGATCGTTTACTGCATTATAGTATTTAACCGTGTATAGCGCATATTTTAATCTATTCTTTGATAAATTGTACAAGCTTATGTTGACGGAAACTCCTCCGCAGCTATCAATATCACTAATGCGAGCGCGGACAATATACTTACATGATGACTTTAGATCTACTACCCGTATTTTATCGGAGTTCCATTTTGAATATCCTTCGACGTAGTTTTTATAAACAAAGGATTGATAACCTTCAGGAAGTGCTGGATCTATACTAACAACCTGTGATTTTGGTATCTTAAGCAAAATCTCTGTATCAATTTCAATATACATAGCCAGGGAATCAACGCAAACGATTGACACTTGATTTGCTAGCCTACCATTATTTAACACTATATCGTAATCAGGATTTTGATATCCCCATTCTTCACCAATGACAGGATTATCAACAGGGAATGCAAACATGCTCAATACGAGTAATGCAAAGACCACGATAAATACTGATTTCATTGCTAACTCCTTTTCCATGAATTGACTTGTTCGATCATCTATATGCCTTAAACGAAGTGTTCAAGAACTCTTTGACCTTCTGTGCGTTTACATTGCTTATAGGTACTACTATCTGGTCTCCACTAGCAAAAATTGCTTTGATCGCCGATAGATCGCTGTTTTTAAGGTAAAGTTTAGACTGATCGTCTACTATAATGGTCAGCCCCTGTATCTTCTTTCCGCTATCTTTTCCCGCCGTATCACCAAATTCTCCAGTTTTTAGAGGCATGAAAAAATCCGACTCAATGTTAATCTCATTACCATCAGAAAATGTTAGAACTAAAGAGGAAACGGGTGTTTCTACAGGTATCTTATCGTAAAAGACCATTAACAAGATATTCTCTATGCCTGTCTTGGGTAATGATCTCCTGAAGCTAATAGTCATTGTATCATTATCCTTTTTATAAACAACATCCTGACCAATCATCTTATTATCATTTTCGGTTGTTGTCAATCCAAGGCTTACAACATCTACAGATTCGGTTATTCTGTCAGCGTTAGTGGATAAGCTGTCTTTTTCACCCTTATTCACTCTTTCTGTACAACTAATTGCTACAATCGAAAGGCATACTATAGCCAAGTACAGCATTGTTTTCATGTTCACTCCTTGTGAATTGATTGATATTGATACTATGATTCAGTTTTAACTTACAGATTTCATCAGACACAGATATGAAGAGCATTTATTAATCGCCGAAATTTGACTCTGCTACTTGCTCATTTTTGGTTATATCTGCTCTTTTTATTAGGATTTCCATAACTGTATGCCAATGGAGAGCTAGTTCCTCAATGCTCTTCTTATAGGCTGTGTTATCTTTCAAGGGTAATACGTTCAAAAGGCAGTCAAAGACGGGCTCATCTAAATCATTAATGGTAAGCCGAAGGCTTATGGAGTGGAGTTCTTGAGCAGTTTTTTTCTTACCCGACAAGCCACCTATAATTGCACCGGTGCCACCAAGAAGTATCCCCCCTATCAGAGCTCCACCAGCCTGGCTCGATCTGGAAGTTTTTGTAACTGATACTCCATCCTCCACAAGCTCACAAGCCATTAAATCCTTGTATCCAATAACCTTGTGCTTAAGACCAGTACTGCAAAGCTGTATTAGACATATCTTCATGTTTTTTTCGTCTATGGAGAACCCTCTAAGTTCTTGCAATCTTTTTAACGAGGCAAACGGGTCCATCTTAAACACCTTACAATCATTAGGATTAATGATACCTTTCATATCCTCTTGTTGTGTTAATGCTATGAATGTCTTGCATGGAAGAAAACCATCTATGATCTTGTGGGTTGGATTTCCTGAGTTCCAAGTGATTTCGCCTAGTTTCTCTTTCGCTTCATCTACTGAAAGGAAGACCTTATCTTCAATACTGCAATACAAGCTGCCAGTCTGAAATCCGCAACTCTCTTTAAGGTAGTCATGCACTAGTTTGATAGTGTTTCGACTTTCTTTACTCTTACCAAACCCATAAATCAAGCCAATAATGAATAGAACGGCCATTATTACAAAAATTACAGTCAGCACATGCACTCCTTGATTACTATTGTAATCGTTTTATGCGGAAAGAATACTACTTTGGTCTTCAAAACGTATCCTAATCCTCTTCTCGGCAAATCAACTCTGCCTGCTCAAGCACCAACTCAGTAGCCTCGGCTTGCTTATCCGGCGGGTACCCGTACTTGCGCAAAATCCGTTTCACGATCACTCGCATTTCTGCTCTTACATTCTCCCGGATAGCCCAATCGATTTTGACGTTATTCCTTACTGATTTTGCGATTTCCTGAGCGATCATGCGAAGCTGATCATCACCCAGTACTGCTACCGCACTATCATTTACACCCAGTGCATCATAAAATGCAACTTCATCTTCTGATAAACCAAGTTTATCTCCCCTATTACTTGCTTCTCTCATAGTTTTGGCAATTGAGATCAGCTCGTCTATCACCTGGATAGTCTCGATAGCTCTATTGTGATACTTAGCTATGGCATTTTCCAAAAGCTCTGTGAACGATCGAGCCATCACAACGTTCTTGCGTGCTCGAATCTTGATTTCTCCATCAAGTAGCTTCTTTAATAACTCTACAGCTAGGTTCTTGTGTTCCATACCTCTCACATCAGCCAGAAACTCATCCGATAAAATAGAAATATCCGGTTTCTTTATTCCTGCAGCTGAGAAGATATCTATCACTTCGTCAGTAACAACTGCTTTTGAGATGATCTGCCTGATTACATGCTCGATCTCATCCTGTGATCGCTGTTTATCTGGTTGGCTTTTCACCAGAGCCGCTTTTACAGCCTGAAAGAATGCCACATCATCGCTAATCTCAAGGGCCTTCACGTGCGGCACTGATAGAGCATAGGCTCTGGTTAGTTCAACAACAGCCTTCACAAAACGATTCTTCCCCTCTTCAAGAGAAAGAACGTGTTCCTGGGCTCTGGGCAGCAGAGAAAGCCTGTCTTGAGCATTGCCAGTTATCCAAAGATCTCTATTAAAGCCGTGAAACATATCACAACAAACTTCGTATTTCGTCAACATCAGAGCTACAGCTTCATTTTGATCAATGGCTGTTTGACCCTTGCCACCACCTTCGGTGTAATTGGATAATGCTTGTTTAAGCTGCTCAGCTAGCCCTATATAATCAACTATCAGTCCACCTGGTTTATCCTTGTATACCCTATTAACCCTGGCGATTGCCTGCATTAGCCCATGTCCCCGCATCGGTTTATCAATATACATAGTATGAAGGCAGGGAACATCAAAGCCAGTAAGCCACATGTCTCTTACTATTGCAATCTGGAACTGATCGGTGGGGTCTTTGAATCTTTTACCAAGCTCTTCACGCCTTGCTTTACTTCGGATATGCTGCTGCCATTCCACAGGATCTGTTGGAGAGCCGGTCATGACAATTTTCATGACTCCAGCACCATCTTCAACGCTATGCCAGTCTGGGCGCAGGGAAGTAATTGCATTGTACAGCTCCACACATATACGTCTGCTCATACATACGATTACAGCTTTCCCATCGAGGATTTCCTTCCGGCCTTCATAGTGCCTTACAAGGTCTTCAGCAATCAACTTCAAGCGCTTTTCAGAGCCAACCAGTGACTCAAGAGTAGCCCACTTGGTCTTCAGTTTTTCTTTACTTTCGACTTCCTCGTTTTCTGTAACTTCTTCAAACTCATCATCTATTGTAGGCTTCTGTACTTCATCGAGTTCAAGCATAGCCAAGCGGCTTTCGTAGTAAATGGGAACCGTTGCTCCATCTTGCACGGCTTGTTCGATGTCATAAATGCTGATGTAGTCGCCGAAAACCGCTCTGGTATTTGCATCTGTCAATTCTATGGGCGTTCCGGTAAAGCCAATAAATGAAGCATTGGGCAAGGCATCCCGCATGTGTCTGGCGAAGCCATCGATAAAATCATATTGGCTTCTATGGGCTTCATCAGCAACCAAAATGACATTTCTTCGATCAGAAAGCAGAGGGTGAGCACGTTCGTTTTCGGTGGGGAAAAACTTCTGTACAGTAGTAAATATCACTCCACCGGATGCTGTGGTAAGCAATTCTCTAAGGTGGTCTCGACTCTGGGCCTGAACAGGCTGTTGCCTCAACAGCTCATGACAGCGAGAAAAGGTTCCAAAGAGCTGATCATCAAGATCATTACGGTCTGTGATAACAACTATGGTTGGATTTTCCAGTTCCCGGTCCAGAACTACTCGTCCGGTAAAGAAAGCCATTGTCAGGCTTTTTCCAGAACCCTGAGTATGCCAGATAACACCAATACGTTTATCACCTCCAGGCCTAGCAGCCCTAACTGTAGACTGGATTGCGTGTTTTACGGCGTGGAATTGATGATAGCCTGCCATCTTCTTAACTAGTACCCCTCCACCAACATCTTCAAACACAATGTAGTACTTGATTAGATCGAGGAATCTCTGTTTATTGAAAACTCCTTCCAGCACCACCTGAAGCTGGGTTAGGTGAGTATCATCCAGATCTTCACCTTCTATTGTCCTCCAGGGCATAAACCACTCTTTGTTAGCCGTTAAGGTACCCACTCTGGCATGTAACCCATCGGATACCATGAGGATTGCGTTGTAATTGAATAGAGAAGGGATTTGATCCTTGTAGGTCTGCAACTGGTTAAAAGCTGTCCAAATAGTGGCTTTGTCATCTGCTGCATTCTTTAGCTCAATGACAGCAAGTGGCAGCCCATTAACAAATAATACGATATCCGGTCGTCGGTCGTGCTTGTTTTCTACGACAGTGAATTGGTTTACTGCCAAGAAGTCGTTATTGTCTGGATTGTCAAAGTCGATTACTTGAACATAGTCTCCAGCAAAACTGCCATCGTCTCTTGTGTATTCAACTTGAACTCCCTCTATCAAATACCTGTGGATGGTGTGATTATTGAGGAGAAAAGAGGGTGAGTCTGGTTGAGTCAGTTTTCGGAAAGCCTCTTCGATTGCATCGTGCGGTATTTTGGGATTGAGGGATAGCAAAGAGTGACGCAGACGTTCCAGTAAAACAACCTGCCCATAATTGTCTCGTTCTGATGATGTACCATCAGGAGCTATATCTAGCCCGAAAGCTACCGAATATTCAATGCTTTCTAACCAAGCCAAAGCGGCTTGTTCAATGACAGATTCTGTGAAAGACCCCTTCATTTAGATTTACCATACTTAGCTGCATTTTCTTTGCAGTGCTGCAATACTTCTTGAATCCATTTGTGGTACCAATACCAAGTTCCTGCAACCATCACACCATATCCTTTGACGGCATCCTTTGCCCCTTTATCCTTCCACAAGTTTGTGTGCTGAGTCATCCCAAAACGCTTGTATCCTTTATCTTTCATCATTGAGACGATTTGACTGGGGAGATACTTTGGCTTCTCCGTCTCTTTGATAACCGTATAAGCTCTGTTCACATCGGCAGCTAATGGCGAATCAGATTTGACAAACTCGATCACCTGATCTGCCTGGCCTTTATGATTGGCAGTTTTGGCAACAAACAGTACACGATATGCAAACTTTGGGCTGTTAAACTCATCATCAGTTAATTGATTCTCGAATCCGTCGATAAAGGACTTGATATAAGATGGCATTTTATCTGGTGTCGGCAGGGTTTCGATCTGTTCTTGCGAAATTGATGTAAATTGAAGACTGAACGCAAGATGCTTGTCAATGCCGAGTTTATCGCCAAAAAACGTCTTAACATATTCATTGTAGTTTAAGCAACATGCTTGGAACTTTGCACTCAAAGACGAGTCAATTCTTGTTGTCATTTGGTGCTCAATTTCATGGCGTATCTCTATTAGAAACCTCAGATTGTTCACTGTATCTTTATCAAGTGGACACCTACGCTCATTCAAGCACCTCTCAAGTTCCCAATATTTAAAAGCACCTGATTTTGTCCTATCATACACACGCCTTTTTTCTCTTTGTTTGTAGTACCTGTACTCGACTCCTTGCTTACGATAAAAAGCGTGAAGTAAGTAAGTCCAAGCAATATGCATCAATACAATGTAGATTTCCGATTTAAACGTTATCATTGGGCTGTTAAAGATTTGAACTGCGGCCAGTGCCGACTCTCTTGATTTCGTGATTAGTTCGTTAGATATGGATGCTGTACGCCTGATTCTTTGATTCTTTGGCATCAAACACTCCTTCCCGCTATTCTATCCGCGTCCTTAACTTTAAGCTCGCCAGAGATTAATTTTGGAAGAAGAGAATCTCTAATTGATGAAAGTGTCATTGACTCTAACTCATGGCTCTCAATGCTAACCTCCAACACCGCAAAAGACTGATCAAAGGATTCAATAAGCGCAATAGATGGTGCCCTGAAAGGCAGATTCAAAAAATCTCCCTTTGTAATTGATCCAAAAACAGACCCCTCAGCTTCAAAGCTGACAAAGTTGTCCCTAAGTTGTTTCATTGAATAGTACGTAAAGATTGAGCTACCACCAATGTATCTGACAGCAGCAACACCTCGACCAATTGCACAATGTTCATTAGCCATGTTGATATCACCTACCGGAGCCCGAACACTAACAAGTGTGTCCCCTTTTTCAGCATACCGTTTTGGTGCAGTACAATATACTCGATTCCTGGGAAACCTAAAACCGAAATCCGATCTACCCTGATAAAATGGCTCTCCTATACCATCCTCATTATACGTGTTTCCAGGAGGTGATTGTCCCATCGTGAGATGAAAATGATCACCTAATCTTGAAATGATCCATCCCTTAGGAATCTTTCCCATTTCCGTATCTTCGAAGGAATCAGGGAACAATGCTGCAATCTCCGGTTTCATTCCAGCGGGTTGTTTTCCTTCAGCTTTGGCATGAACCGGATCAAAGTCAACAAACCAGCTTTTGAAGATAGCCTGGGCTGTGTCCTCCAATGTTTTGCACAATTGGCGGTTAAGCTCAATCTTATCGTCTAACGATCCAAGGATACAACCTATAGCATCTCGAGCTTCCTTCATTTCTGGCCAAGGGACGTATAACGATGACAAGTCGCTTTTTGTTGCATTACCAAAAACAGAACCACTACCCTCAAGTACATCCCAATAGCTTTCTATGCTTCTCAAAAAGTACTCGAGATATTTACTATCATTAGGGTTTTTTGCTCTTATGATTGCAATTCCTCTACCTGTTGCACTTTCAACTTGTGCAATATTGACTCTACCAATTGGAGCTCGCACACTGAATAATATATCTCCTGGAATTGCAACACGAGTGGGACTAGAACAGAAAATCCGTTCGGTAGGATAACGATAATCGAAATCACTAATTCCTTGAAAGAATGGAAGCCCTATTCGTGATTTATTATAGGTAGAGCTTGGAGGAGACTGCCCCATAATGATTGTGGCAACATCTGATAGCCTTACATTATTCCCCATATCCAATATCCTTCAGATTTTCCCAGATAATCTGATTAAGCTTATCGCTCTCTTCCATTTGTTCTTTCAAGGTAGCTGTTAACTTAGTCATCTTCTCTTCGAAAGGCTCGTCATCATCTTCAAGATCGGCTGCTCCGACGTATCTGCCCGGGGTGAGAATATGGTTATGTCCCCTGATATCTTCAATCGTAGCGCTTTTGCAGAAGCCGGGAATATCCTCATAAGCCCAAGAATTGGAATCACCTCTCCAGGCATGGTAGGTATCAGCAATTTGATTGATGTCCTCATCGCTCAATTCACGATGAACCCGATCAACTAAAGTACCAAGTTTTCTGCCATCTATAAACAGAGTCTGTCCTCTGCGGTCACGGAACTTGCCATTGTTCTTTTTTCGAGTTACAAACCAGAGACATACAGGTATTTGAGTAGAATAAAAGAGTTGTCCAGGTAATGATACCATGCAATCTACCAGATCTGCTTCGATGATGTTCTTTCTGATTTCCAGTTCAGCCAGCGTGGTTGTGGACATTGATCCATTGGCAAGCACAAATCCTGCCATGCCGGTGGGGCCTAAATGGTGTATAAAATGCTGCACCCAGGCGAAGTTAGCATTATTGGGAGGAGGTGTGCCAAATTTCCAACGCTTATCGTCTTTTAGAAGGTCGCCTCTCCAATCAGAATCGTTGAAGGGTGGATTCGCCAAAACAAAGTCAGCTTTCAGATCGGGGTGCAGATCACGATGGAAACTATCCGCGTGCTCTTTACCGAGATTGCCGTCAATGCCTCTGATGGCAAGATTCATCTTCGCCAGTCGCCAGGTAGTATGGTTTGATTCCTGACCGTAGATGCTGATGTCACCGATCTTTCCACCATGGGCTTCCACGAACTTCTCAGATTGGACAAACATACCTCCTGAACCGCAGGCAGGATCAAAAATTCTGCCTTTATAAGGTGCCAGCATTGCCACAAGTAGTCGGACAATGCATTGAGGTGTATAGAATTGACCACCGCGCTTGCCTTCTGCACTGGCAAATTCGGATAGGAAGTACTCATATACCCTGCCTAGCATGTCTTTGGAGCGATTTTCTTTATCTCCCAATCCGATGTTGCTTACCAGGTCAATCAGCTGTCCCAGGCGTTGCTTATCCAATCTGGGATGAGCGTAATCTTTTGGTAAAACACCCTTAAGAGCAGGATTGACCTTCTCTATGGCGATCATAGCATCATCAATCAGTTTCCCGATGGTAGGCTGTTTGGCGTTGGCTTTGAATACTCTCCATCGTGCTTCCTGGGGCACCCAGAATACATTTTTAGCGAGGTATTCATCCGGGTCCTCAGGATCAGCACCATTAGCTCTATCAGCGTCAAGTATCCGGTATTGTTCCTCAAATGCATCAGAAATGTACTTAAGAAAGAGTAGGCCCAGTACTATGTGTTTGTACTCTGCAGCATCCATATTGCTGCGTAGGGCATCAGCCGCTTGCCATAACTCTTTCTCGAAACCTATGTTCGCTCCATTAGCCATTATTAAATCTCCCTATTAATACTCTATCTCCATCTCTGTTTTTTTTGAAACCTATTTCGCACATGTCAATGATATTCGAGATGAAGGATGCAATTTGAGAGTGGGAATAGCTCATTCGCCCTTCCTTTTGTGATCAGATTCGATGTAACCAACCTGCAGGTCGTTGATGGGATCATATCCGGCAGTTTTCATGGCAGCCCTGCACTGTTTTATGACGTCTGAAGCCGACAATCTTCCCCTTGTATACATACCATTGTTCAGTTTGATATCCATACTGTCATTCTGCTTGGTAGTAAGAAACAAGCTGTTGGATGAGACCAGTGTGGGATGATTATCGATCAGGAAGTTGAAGACGTGTTTTTTGATCTCCCACCAGTATCTTACATGTATCTTAGTGCCCTTTATGACTACAACCCGTGCTGATTTGTAACTATAGTCTTGCGTTACACTGAAGTCTACTTTATCTGGAGGTATAGGGTCGTCAGTGGTTCCTTCATTTATCGGATTATCTGGCTGATTTACATGAGTAGGAGCTTGGGTTACCTTGGGTATCTTTTTATCCCATAAGCGCTCAATTTCTGGAATATCCATATCGTAATTGTATTGGTTTTTTAGGATTTGTGATGCAAGGGTATACTTCGATAAACCTGTTTTCTTGGCGATATCTCCAGCCTCTGTTTTAACACTGCTAAGCTTCTTGATCCTGGCGATTTCCTCGTAGATCGTCTCAGCCGATTCCACCGCTTGTTTCCTGAAATTATCTCTTCTCAGTACTTGTTCAAACACAGTGCAGATCGACTCGATATCATCATGCAATAGATCGATTTCACTGAACAAGCTGTTCTCGAAAGCGCCACCAATCGATGGCAAGTAAAAGCGCCAAATGATGCCGTCTGTTAACACGCTGATGGCAGATTTATCCCACCAATTGTATCTCTTAAGTTGAATTTCACCTGAGACTAGCTCGCTTTGGAGTTTATAGGGAGTTTTGATTTCAATGAAAACTTCTGCAATGTCTGAGTTTTTCTCTGGAAGTATCAGGGCAACATCAACCCTTCCCCGTAGATCAACAGTTACTTCCTGAGGCGGATATCTTTTTACTGGGTATTCAGTGTAAAACTCTTTAGGATTCCAAATATCCCAGCCAAGTTTTTGGCACACTCTCCCTACCAAGGAAAAACGCACATGTTGTTCATCCTTGAAAGCGTTATCCGCAAAGAGTTTACGGATATCTTCTATTGTCTGTTTCACATATCCCTCACATCGTGATTTTCTTTTTTCACAAGGATATGCAATGTTGATTTTTGTCAATCCTAAAATCTGTCTCATCCTTGCTCATCCTGATTTGTCAGCAAATAGGGGAGTGCTTTCCTGGCTCCAGATCAATGATCACATCTGGTACAAGGAGATAGCATGACCGAAGCGTTGATGAATCGAATCAAAGCTCAGTTGGTCAGACATGAAGGTCTGCGGCTGAAGCCATATCGCTGTACAGCAGGCAGACTAACCATCGGCATCGGCCGCAACCTCGATGATCGAGGCATCTCCCAGAAAGAGGCTTATGCCATGCTGGAGAGAGATATACAAGACTGCGAGCAGTGGCTGATCGATGAGATACCTGAGGTGTACAATAAGCTCGATGAGGTTCGCCAGTCGGTGCTGCTAAACATGTGCTTCAACTTGGGCATCAAGGGACTACTGGGCTTCAACAACACCCTTGCTTTTATCGGTGCCGGAGACTGGGAACGAGCAGCCAATGGCATGTTAGCCTCCAAGTGGGCTAAGCAAGTGGGAATGAGAGCCATTGAGCTCTCTGAGATGATGAGGAAGGGCAAGTGATCCCCATTCCGGTCGAGACCGATGCCATGCTCGCCATTCTTAACCTGCCTAAGGAGATGTCCAACAATGGCATCTTCAAGGAGCATCAGGGTCTAGTGCTTGAGATTATCCACTCATTGGTTCTACAGGAGCACTATGATCGGGCAACTCACGATGACTTGCCGGATGAGGAGCCTTTCCTGATTTCTTTTCGTTTTGGTTTCAGTTTTCTGATGCTGCACTCCACTGCCGAGTTTCTCAATTTGAAGACCCTGGGCGAGGGAATAGTCAAGACGGTAGGTTTAGACCAGTCTGCTACCGAACTGCTCACAGGGAGCGAGATAGACGCATTCAAAGCCAACCTTGAGCTGAGAGCACTTACTATCCTGCAAGCCTATCTCAACCCTGCCGGTCTGGATCGATTGAATGAACTCAAGCCCAGACAGCCTCGTGCTATCCGGGTGGGAGTTATCTGATGCCTGATCGTGATCTTACTTCTCCTGATGATCTGATGATCGAGATCTACCGGGCTATCTATACCGCTCTGGAGAGCCGGCTGCACCTGATCGGCTCTGTGATCGATGCTGACTCCCGCAAGGAGATTCTGGCACAGCAGATCTATGACAAGGGAGACTTCTATGGCAATACCGGCTATCTGCTCCAGACCACTGATACATCCATGATTCTGAGAGTAGGCTCCAACGTGAAGCATGAACCTTTCGTTTTGGGCGGTAAAGTGCCTTCCTGGACTCCGATCGCTCCACTTATAGCTTGGGTCGAACGCAAGCACCTGTCTTGGACTGATAAAGAGACAGGTAAAGCTCTGACTGTAGCCGAGATCGCCTATCTCATTAGGGGCAAGATCAAGCGGGAAGGCATCGCCGCTCGTAATGTGTTCGTTTCAGTCATCTCCAACCGGGAGCAATGGATCTATCAGCAATTGAATGATATCGAGGTGAGCCTGTGACCGCACTTGAGAAGTACCAAGCCGAACGTATTCGCATCTCTGAAGCTTTGAATATGGCAGGAGTGGCAGAGACTCTATACAATAAGGACAACATCCCCAAGAACCTGCCCTGCGCCATCCTGATCCTCGATTCCGAGACAGGCAAGCATGGAACCTCCCGGCAGTATGTGGACACAGATATCGCTTGGACCGTCTTCCTAATTGTCAATGCCCAAAATGTAGCCGATCCGGACTCTGAGCTATATTCACTCAAGGAGAAGTTCCGGAGTTATTATCAGAAGTTGATGAATCGAGACCTGCCAAGTATCGAGTTTTACACATCCAGAGTGGATGGAACCAGATTGGTCAGGATTGCCAAAATCGACCTGCTGAAGAGCGGCACCGGAGCGGGTTCATGAGAGTGATGCGGCTCGGTGCCTATAACTTGGCGATCAGTTCAGCTGCTGATCTCCTGGAGAGCAAATACAAACCGGAACCCATAGATCTATCCAAGTATCAGCGGATCGGTAAGCAACTTGTAAGTAAGTCTGCCGAGACCAAGAAAGTGGTGTCTCAGCCCTACTCAATGAGTAACCTGCTCAATCTCCTGGATACCGATGAGTACCACTCCGGCTGTATCGATGCCCTGACCATGGCGACCATCATGCAGTTTGACTGCAAGAACAGCCAGGTAAAAGCCTGGATGGAAGCCGCCGAGTTTCCTGCTTGTGAAGATCAGACCACCATCCTGGCAGAACTGATGAAGTTCCATCTCGCTTGTGGAAATGGCTTCCTGATCAAGATGCGCAACGCCCAAGGCCAGTGGATGGGACTGGAGAGGATGCTGCCCAGTGAAGTGCAGATCGTGGAGAACTATGACGAGTTCGGCTTCTTCAAGCCCAACTACATCCAGGTGAAGAACAACCAGAAGAAGGACTTCGCCTACGAGGATATCATTCATGTGAAGAAGTCAACCCATAGATCTAACGCCTGGGGCCTGGCCTGCCTGCCCATAGCCATCAACATCGAGATCTTAGGCGAGATCAAGACTTTCGACTACAACAACTTCAAGAACGGCCTGATGATCGATTACTTCGTGATTGTGGAAGGTGGTACACTCAGAGACGGCACCGTCACCGACGAGCAGGGCAATGAAGTGCTGACCGATGCTTATACCGAGATCAGGAAAGCACTAACCGAGGTCAAAGGCAATGCCAAGAGCCACTCCACAGTACTGATCGAGAGTGAGAGCCGGGACGTGAAGATACGTCTCGAACCACTCAGACAGCAAGACCGGGAAGGAGGCTTCTTGGGACTCAAGAAAGACCTCCGGGAAGGGATTCTCGCTTATCACAGGGTACCTGCCAGGATCGTCTCTCAGCTTATCCCAGGGCAGCTGGGTGGCGATAATAGTAGCGACATGCGGATGTTCTACCAGTTCGTTGTCAGACCGCTGCA